TAACTACTTTCTTAACAACCTTTTTGATGCCTTTGAATATGCTCTTGAAGAAGAATTCAGGCATCCCCGTATCCGGGTTCAAACTGTTTAACTCGTTGCCAACAACATATCTTTGCGGATCAATGCCCATTCCACGCATTTGATCGAACAGAAGTTCCCGGATCTTTGGGTTCGCGTCCAAGACTTCCATGGGTACAACAGTCTCACCCTCCGCCGCGTGAACAACATAAATGTCGCCGTGTCGCCCATATTCGGCTAGATTCTCCGCTTGTTCTTGCAAAGACCCAAGACCAACCGGAGCCATGATATAATCGGGAGAAGATTCTGCGAAGGATTGTAGCCCGGTATCAAGGGTTTGGTGTGTCTGCTGTAACATCACGTAAGCTCCAAGACATTTGCAAACGCCATAATCTTTGACGCCGTATCACAATTAAGAATGAGCGTGTCCCCCGTCTCCAGAACAAAGGGTCCTGAATGAGACACGTCTGCGGTCGTCGCTATACTGTCTTTTTGAAGCGTGACCGTTGCTGAAGCAGAACTATCAGTTATCTTCAACAATACCACTATCGTACCAGAATGACTATTGTACAAGTTTAGATCTTTGACAATGGTTGTGGTGATTGAAGGGCACGTATAGATCGTTACGTCTCCCGTGGAACCAACCGTCGTAAGAATGTTTTTATACGCAGAAGCCATTAGCTCATAAACCAGTTCAAGCTGTTCGTGTCATCCTCTCCGCTGATAACCGAAGGAATTTCGGTTCTGGTCAACGCGGTTTCTATATCACTGACAACTTGAATCATCAGTTCCGCATCATATTGCTGCGGAAGCAACGGAAGAGGTACTTCAAGTAACCTAGCCATCAGCGCCTGCCATCCGGTCGTATGTCAAAACGAACATCGCCCAAGGTCCATTGAACGTCGCTGGCGCTACTTTGTATCCGGAGAACCGCAGAACGGGCTCTGGATCGTAAGAAAGCCTGCTCCGTTGTACTTGTGACAGAACTTGTTGAGTTCGTTGTCAGACTATTACCGGGGTAGTCCCTGGTTTTTAAAACGTAATCTACCGCAGTGTCAGAATCCGAACTGGAAATATCAATGTCAGGGACAAGTCTACTGATAAACGAAAACTGGTCGCCATCTCCCAAGGCAAACACTGAAGACTCAATAAATGGCGACATTGCCGTGCCATCGTCAGTAGTTCCAGTTTCGTGAGAGTATACATAATTTAAACTGTCAGCTACGCCCGCCCCCCGAGGTTTGGAATGCAAGCCAAAATCTACCCATGCTGTCCGTGAAAGCGAACCAATGTCCCAAGTGTTGTCTTCGTAGTTGTATTTAACGTACCGGTCTATGTCATCGCTGCTGGACGAACAATAAAACCAGAAGACTTCGTTAAACATTCGGTTTGCGCCAGCAAAAAATTTAAGAACCTCGTCGTAGTTTAAGTCGTCAAACACATACCGTAACACGGTACATGGAATAGTTTGTATCTGACCCGTAAACACGAAGAAGTTTTCTTTGTCCATCCAAAAAACGCGGTCCCCAATTGCCGTAGCGGCATTAGGGGAGATGATAGATATATTGTTGGCTAAAAGGTTGAATGAAAACGTAAACGGAGGTCCAACGAATCTCATGCCGTACAAGGAAGAATCTGTCCAGATTAGTACCTGTTGTCGGGTTTCGATCCCCGTGATTATCTCCGAACCTGAAGATAGTCTCTGATCGCCTGCCGTGTTTGTTACTTGCGGGGTCCAGTTAACGGCACTTTCTTGGTCAGACCAGCGAACCAATAAAAGATCCTGCGCCGTAGTTCCTATCGTGTTCGCTCCGAGGCATATAACGTGCCTGTCCGTGTCGGATACTAAAACTTGCCGCGCCGTAGTGGGTGCGTCTGACGCACCTGTTTGAGCACTCAAGGCCGTCGCTCTGGTGGTTAGACCTAACGTAGCGTCCCAGTAATAAACATTGTCATCGCGAACATTTATTATTAAATCTTCACCCCAGTTGTCCTGGGACCACAGGCGCGTGGGTTGGCCGGTTATAAAGGGGGCTACAGCGTCACCAAATCCGTAAAACCCATTGGCTTCTTTAACGATATCACCATCAGAATGAGCCGCCGCACTGGTTCCTCTGGCACCGCGTACAACCCCCGCATCAAGCGTATTACTAGACTTCCCGGTGTATTGAATTAACTCGTCGTCAACCAGTATCAACCCAACGAAAGTAACCGTCGCTCCACTCGAATGAGTTGCCGTGGTAGTCCCATCCGCGCCTCTGGTAATATCGCTAAGAACATTTCCTGAGTTGGTTTTGTATGAAATGTTTTCACTGTCTATCTTGACAGTCCCTTTGGAAGGCATACCAGAAGAATCAGCCAAACTAATTGTTGTATCTACAATGGTGACGGCAGCACTTGTCGTCGTAGAAGCCGTTTCAAAATTTGACGCTGATGTCAGGTCTATCGACGTTACGCTGGCATTTATGCCACCATCCAGAGTAGTTTGAGAGTACGTTAGGGTTGAACCACCAAAGAAACCCGCCCCAAAACCAGACTCTGAGGCTACCTCCTCTTTACCAACATGGATTTGGTAGTTGGCAATTACAGCCGAACCTCCACCCGCTGTTGATCCAGAACTAGCCGAACCTCCCGTATCGACAGTAAAACTGTCCGCCGAAACAATAGTGGCTATAACCTGTTCTCTATTAAGATCTGCCGTCGTCAGCCCGTCAAAAGCAGTGGCCCCACTAAACGTAACGTAATCACCTTCAACAGCAGAATGTCCTACTGCGGTTACCGTTATAATACCTGATCCAGCACTACCTGACGTAAACGGGTTAGTGCCTAACGTCGCGGTGCTTCGGATAGGCGTAATATCATTAAATGCATTACCGTTTTCTATGTAAAACTTAGAAACTGTTCCGGCACCCATGAGCTTCAAAGCGCCTAATGTAACCCAGCATTTAAGAGATCGAACAATTCCTTTTATGGTAGAACTGCCGATACGCTCCCAACCTCCTATCTTCTCTGGGCGACCCTTACGAAAACGAATTAGATTTGAATCAAACCAACCTTGGGAATCGGCAAAAGAAGTGCTTTCCCTGTTAACGCCCGGATTAAATTGAACTTTTGTTAGAGGCATCTACATCTTCCACAACATACCTGCCAACATTAAAATAACAGCGCCAGCAGACCCAATTAAAATCATTTCGAGACGCTTTATACGCTCGACGGTTTCTTTCCAGCGTTCCGCGCATACCGCTTCGTGGGTATTTAATTTCGCGTCAACATCTTTAATCGTTGTAGGCACAACCCTACCCTACTTCTGAAGAATCTTCTTGACTTAGGCTGGAAATAAGCCGCCCCGTAAAAAACTCAATACTGGCGGTCGTCTGGTCAAGCTCGCGGTGACGTAACCTCCGTTGCTCCTGTAACTCTTGAATCTGACTAGCAAAATATCTCTGCTCATCTGTAAGATCGTCGGGTGAATAAGATTTCTCACCGAACGTCAATATATTTTTGTCACCGTCTGCCATTTTTTCCTCCTAGTTATTCCAATTATTTAAAAGGCGGCCCTAAAAACCATACCACCAATGAATGTCTAATTCCTTTTGTTACAGGGGTAACCCTGTGCTCCATGTCAGAAGGAAATACAATAATTGATCCTATTTTATTAAATTCTGGCACAGTAATTTCACATTTTTCTTTGTTATAAGTAACAAACTCAAACTCTCCACCCTCATAATTATCATTTAGCAAGACAGTCATTGACAACTTTCTAACGCAGCCGTGCAAAAATTTTTTGTCTGGCGTGTCATATGCAGATAAATGATCGCCCTTGCCATCTCTATGGAAACAATAAAACCCACCCTTTTTATAGCGGGTTATTTGCATACCTTCTGCGCCAGTAATGTTATATTTCCAGCCTGCCCGTTCATTTGCGTCGTGCATCCACGGCCAAATCGTGTCGTAGATCCATTGTTCTGATGTCCATGCTACATCGCTTATTCGTGATTTTGTATGGACATTCAAAATGGGTTTTACTCCAGTTGTTCGTTCTGCTTCTGTAATACCTTCTTTAGTATCGACCTGAGATTTTTCCCAGTTACCCTTTGCTGAATTTCTTATTTTATCACAGGTTTTTTTGTCCAATCCTGTTGTAAAATAAAACCATTCATTCGTACTATACATCTGTCTCCTTTAATCTCCGGGTGGTGGCGGTCGAGTGGCTCCCGGTATCGCCGCCCACTTTACGTTCGCTTCATCCCAATCATAGACTTTATTGTCATCGGGGTACGGTATGGGTGGTTGCCACCTAAAATTCTCATCCAACGACCAAGAGTCATACATTCGGGGCGCATGAAAGGCATCATTCTCAGGGTCATAAACATGCCCAATGCCCGCGTAGTTGTACCGGATGTTGTTGTTATAGCTGGTCTGTTTCCACCGCCCACCGGCAAAGTTGTGGCACCAGTTTTCACCATCCGCTTCATGCTCGTCATCAACCCTAATTACTCGTAGGACTATGTTATTTTCATCCAATTCTGCGAAGTGTGCCATATCTAATGTACCGTCCCGACTGGGGCATCATCCCAAAAGCTGGGAAGCCACATTGTTTCAGGAATCATAGTGATATCAAATTCAAGGTTGTCATCGACTTCTGGCTTTAAAACATGTAGTGCGCTGCCCCATAGCCGTTCCCAATCCTCATCCTTTTCGCCAACTTGATCCAACTCTGTCATCCTGTGAGTGAACCGCTTCGCACCAATAAAGTCTGATATTCCATCAAGTGTATTCTGTGTATTCGTCACAAGGTCGGCGTGTCGGACGAAGTGGATATTGTTGGGAAACCGTAAGTACCCAAGGTGAAGCGTTGAATATGTTAAGCGTAGATGCTCCATTGGAATGCTGTCGTGTAGGAACTTGTGAAGATCATCAGGCTTGCAAAGTCGAACAAAACTTGCTGCACATTCAGCATAAGGTCGCACAGTTGCAATTACCTTTACCTCGTCCTGCACGGTCATAGCCGCAGCCATCGCATAAGGGTCTGACCAATCCCGGCTTTTATCAAAGAAATATTTTGCGCTTTGATCTGGATGGTAAGCGTCCATCATCGCTTTGAATACAGCAGAGCCGTTGCTGTGTTTGACCAAATTGGGCGTGTTCTCCCATTCAAAATTTGCCTTCATAACCAGTGTTCCAAGCGAACTCGTTGTACTGACAACGGTGTCAGGCCGCTGGCCCAACAATGAACAGAGCAGCGTGGAACATGAACGCGGTATGCCTGATAAAAATATCATAGGTCGCCTTTATGCTTGGTATAGATATCGGATAATAACCACACCAGATCCTCCACTACCCCCTGACCAAGTTGCAGGTGCGCCACTGGCAGGGTAGCCATTGGAACCGCCCGCGCCACCACCTTTATTCGCGGTGCCGTTACTACCAGCCACGCCGCTATAGTAACCGGACCCATTTCCGCCGCCGCCTGAACCGCCCGGACCACCAGCACCAGTGTAACCACCGCCACCACCCCCGCCACCACGGGTCACCGAACTACCAGTTATACTACTCGCTGAACCAGAACCGCCCGGTGCTCCAGCAGTTTGAGTTGTTCTTCCACCACCTGCACCACCTGCACCACCACCACCTGCACCACCAGAATACGATGTTGTGGTCGATCCACCCGCATAACCTTGACCAGCAGGGGTTGGAGATACGGCAGGATTGGCAGTAAGATGCCCACCAGAACCACCGCTTGATCCACCCGTTAATCCAGTTGTTGTTGATCCAGTGCCGTTAGAGCCACCTCCGCCACCCCCCGCGCTCGTTATGCTTGAGAATACGGAGTTAGAGCCAGTAGTTCCCTTGACTAATTTGCCAACACCGGCAGCACCGCCGCCGCCCACGGTAATTGAATAGCTTGTCGCACTTACGGAAAAACTTGTCGCCGTCCTATAACCGCCCGCGCCGCCGCCACCAGCTAGATAGCCACCGCCGCCTCCGCCACCACCAGCGATAACCAAATATTGAACAACGCCATCAGTGCCTAAAGAGGTGATCTGGAAAGTTCCGCTGGAGTTGAAGGTGTGAACCTTATAGTTACCGTCCGTTGTTATCGAACCACCCGTAGCTGTAGTGTATGTGGTTCCAGTGAACTCCAGAGTATTTATTTTTTCTATCTGATCGTCCGTTAAGGTATTAACCTTTTCAATATCGGTTACCTCAACGGTGTTCAGTTTTTCAATTTGATTTGCCATTAGGCACGCTCAATCACATCCATCGACGGATTGATATAAACAACGTCAGGTTCGAGCGCGACACCAACAACATTAACAAACGCGCCATCTGTAGACGGTGGTGTATGAGTCATCGCTCCGGCTGTCTCCGACAAATAAAGAGTAGAGCCGGTAGTCCATGACCAACTATCGTCACGAATAAATCCTTGTAATAAGATTGTTCCAGTCGCGGTATCGCTGATCGCAGCAGGCGCAATCCCTATTACTCTAGCAGTAGCGTATGCGCTCGCGTCTGCCTCAACCACTTCTCCTGTTGTTGTATGAACACATACCAAATCAAATGCTGAGATTGTTCCACCAGCCAGCATTTGTGCTGTTAAACCTGTACAAGTATGGTCAGCGCCAGTGAGTAATGGCGTAGAAATATCAACAGAACTTGCGTCTGAAAGACTTATACCTTTGTGAAATGTAGAAATACCACTGGTATTCATAGAGAATCCAGTTTGCGCTCCGATACCGGTCGTGCCGTAATCAATTTTGAATGTGTCGCTGTCGGAGTTGTCGATACCGACCATGAAGGTGGTTGCTTGCGTTGAGAAGCGAATTGCGGGATCGCCAGTGCCATACTGATTTATGTACAGGACGCCACCTGTGCCGGTATTGTTGGCCCAAA